GCGTGCGCGCGGCCCACACTCAAGCCCGTGTCGACGATGAGATTGCTGCTCACGGTATTTCCATTGACGACAAACGTGTTCGCGTCGCTACGTCGGGCGAAAACACTATCACCAATGCTCAGTGCGTGCGTCGCGTGATTCGGCGTGGCGTTCGCGATAGCGATACCATGCGTGCCCACGTTGGTAAAGTTTGCGTTGCAGTCGGCATCTACGAGAATATCAGTGACGCGCACGTTCGACCCCACCGAGAGAATTTCACCCACAGATACGTTCCCTGAATACGTATTGGACGCAACGTGGAGCACGTTTGAACCCTCGTCATTCATTCTCAAGTTGGACCCGAGTGCGAAATCGTGTTGCGGATTCGTGTTTCCACCGACACCAACGTTCGATGCCCACAGCGATCCATACACGTGGACGTTGACCGCGCCAGCGGGTAGAGGCACGATTTCCATGTCAACGGCACTCGGCCCGTTGTTCGTGCGCCCGAGGGCGAGTTCTGAACCGTCGCCGTACGCCGTGCCGTGCAAATACCCGACGATGACGTTACTCGTATTGTACTGGTGAAACACCACGGCTGTGTCACCAGTCGCGCTCGTGATACCACTGCCGACCTCGATGATGGCGTTTGACACCGTAAGATTTTCTGCTTGGTTATATTCAGACAAATCTTGGATGATGACATTACCATCGACGTACAGATTTCCATAGATTCGATGGGATTGCACCTCGTTTTGCTTCCCCGCGACCAAGTTGCCGCTCAGTACGAGGACATTCGCGCTCGCATCCGCGAGTTCAATGTTCGACCCAAAGGAAAGGCCCTGCGTGGCCGTGATCTTTTCGCATATCACGTTTCCAGCGACGTTTATGATGTCTTCGGCCGTGTCATTAATTTGCAGGTTGGACGTGGTGATGAAATTGAGTGGGTCAACATCGTCAATCTGCGCGATGGGCACGCTCGTGGCCAAAAACGATTGCGCTCGCATCCGCCCGTTCAAAACGGCGAGATTCTTGGCAGCTGAAGCCGTGTCTATAAAAAATTTGTCCACTCCGACATCAAAGGCGTGTAAAGGATTGTCATTTTCGACGGCGATTCGCGACGACGCACGCAACTTTTCAAACCGCGCGGTCTTCTTGACATCCAATACGATACCGGCCGCTTCGGTAGGGACGTCGTCCATGAAAAGGTTTGAACCCAATTCGAACGCATGCATTGGATCAAACTGGTTACCTATCGCGATGTTACTCGTGAACAGGTTGGACGCCTCGACGTCACCCGTCAAAATGTTCTGGATCGTACGAGGGCCATCATCTTCGACGCTCGTAGGATCGATTCTCTGGAGTTGTAATTGGTCGATACGCCCAACACTACCCAGGAACGGCATTTACGACGTCCTCTGGTATGAAGGCAGAAAAATTTATGAACCGAAGAGCACGCCACACAAGCCGTGCTTAAAGCGCAAGACCTGCCAATTGATGGCAAATACCGTCAAGTCCTGGTTGGCCGGTCTGTCCGCGCCTCGCTCGCACCCAGTCAGGTACAGTTTAGCATTGTCGAGGCGAGAGAAATTTACGCTCCCTGTGTGGGCGTACTCGCTGGGAGACGTACAGAAATGATAGGAAAAAAATCGGGTGTAGAATGGACATTGATTCGTGTCGTCGAATTCTATGATGCCAAATTTTGAGCGGTAATAATTTTGAACAGTGTGGCAAAACAGCGGGGTGGTTTTTTCAAAGTGCTCGACGCCGTTGAGGAGAAGCGTCGCATCTCTGAACGTGAACCGGTCGTTGATTGAATCCGCCGAATTCGCGCGCCATCCCCAAAACAAGGAACTCACGGGGTGTCGCAACAGACTCAAATCGATCGAGTTATCCCCACCCGGATTGCGGTTGTCTAAAATCGTATCGATGTTTGTGGTAAAGCTCTGAACTTGGCGAATGACAAAATCCATCGACTCGCGCTCGAGCATGCGCTTCCGCTCATCCGTGTCCAAAAACGTGTACGTTCCGTAAACTCGAGCCTTTTTTTCTGCACTCGTCAGGGACGCCATCTGAGCACCATCAAAAGTGATTCGAATCTCACACTCATGAAACGCGCACGCCAGGAGCGGGAGAAAGCATCCCGGTTCGCAAAAGAAAAACTGAAGGGGAACAAAATTCTCAGTGGTTTGAGACACCGCATTATTGATCTCTTGTGCCCTCGTCCACGTGTTGGCGAGATACGACGTCCAGATATCGCTCAAATACTCGTACTTGTGTGAATCGACCTTGACTCCCCCTATGAACAAATCAATCGTTGCGCCGCGAAACAGTTTGGTCGCGATTTTCGTGGCGGTGGGCGTCGGTGAACCTTCGACATCTACGTCAACCACGTCTCCCTCGAACCAAATAGCATTCAAAAGATCCCCGTGCGCCGGAATAGTAATCACATTATCGTCCGCGCTGATCGTTTTGATGTAGCGCGGCACCTGAACGAAATTCGTGTGTCGAACGAATCGTGACCGAAAATGCGACGGTGAATCCTTATCGTTCGCGAGCAAGAATGCATCCTGTGCACCCTTGGAAACCAAAGCGACGTGAGCACCACTCGTGGACATCTCTAATACAAAGCTAGATTTTTATGTGACACTTTTTGCGAAATTCTGCAGCGTCGTCCGCCACGGTGGGATCGGTTTGTTTGCCGTCTGGAATTATAGTGTAGCCCCCTAATTTGTACACTTTGAGACGCTTGTAATACATAGCGGGAAAGACGCCGCCCCATTCGTCGCGCACGTCATATATGTGTGGATTATTCTCTGCTTTGCCGCGCATGATTCTTCCAATACTCTGAACGATATCGCTCTTGGGTGTAGCCAGAATGACGGTGTCAAGGGTTGGAATGTCTAGACCTTCGTGGGCTTGACTATACGTCGCGAAGATGATTTTACACTCACTCGACGCTTGTAAATCTTTTTGTTTCATGCCTCCCATGTAGAGCCCACCGATAGGTTTGAAAGCCTGGTGTAACATTTCGCAGTGCAAACGTCGATCCGATAAGACGAGAAGCTTACGCGTCCCAGCGGACGCCCGCTTAATGAGTCGACAGAGCATTTGATTTCGAGCTCTGCACTCACACAGCGCCGTAATCATGCCCACGAGCGAAAGCTGTCCATTCCGAGTGACCGGTGGCGCGGTTCGAAACAATGCATCGTTGAACGTTATTGGAAACACCTCGACGCCGCGCTGTGCCTTCCGCTCGACAGAGAACGCCGTCGGGCCAATAAACCACGTGAGCAGTTTCGTCAAACCATCTTTTCGCTCGGGTGTGGCTGATAATCCAAAGACGTGTCGAGGGACGACTTTGAAGAGCGCCTGTGAAAACGTGCGCGCGCATATGTGGTGACACTCATCGACGATGAGCACACCCACGGATTCAAAATCAGAGAATACGTACTCCTTCATAGAGAGCGACTGGAGCATGGCGATGACGTAATCACACCCCTCGACCTCTTTCTTGTTTTGTTGCACGATACCGACTTTCGCACCGGGACAAAACTGTTCGATGCGTTCGCGCCACTGTTGCGCGAGAAACTCCTTGTGAACTATGATCATGGTTCTGAGCTTGAAATGCGCAGAGATGGCGAGCGCGAGCACAGTCTTCCCAAATCCACACGGTAAACTCAAAAGCCCGTGCCTTTTTTCGCAAGCTGCGCGATACGCATCCACCTGACCGGTGGATGATTTAAGCTTTCCATGAAATCGTATGTCGGCTCGCGCGGGCTCGGGTCGTTTGTCTTCGGTGACCGCTTCTCCAGTGGGAAAGAATTGGGGAACACAGATTCGCCCCTGAGTTCCCGTTCGATAGCAATTGAAAGGCGGCGGAGGAAAACCGTAATCATCGTTAACGATCGCCCTTACTCTCAGCTGTTTTTTTAACTCGGGTGTGCCCTGAAGCAGACATCCACTCCGTGTCAGAACAGCCATGTCCTTTTTTGAGTATTAAAGACAAACCTTTATACCCATTTACAAGATGACTAAAGTGAACGTCGAAGAAAACATAAAAAAGATCATGGAGGCGATCGATAATATGACGCGCGAGGTGCTTCGTCTAGAGGGAAGCCTACGCGTGTTCAGAGAATTTCACGAGAACGGCGTGAAGGAGGTAGAGATTCCCGTTCCCGACGCGGAGGAAGAAGAAGTTAAAGAAACAACCATGTAATAAATTTATGTGTCAACTATAGAAGACAACATGAGCGCCACAACGCGCGTGGTCGATTTTCCAGGGGCACAACTCCGAGCGACGGAGGTGAAGGGCGATAAAGGACTCTTTACGAATGTTGTCATTAACGGTGTGCTCGCCGAAGCGGCGACGCAAACGCTCGATCAAGTGACCGCGAACGGCGCGACCACCACTCGCGCGATTTCAATTACGAACACCCGACCGGGTCTGACGCAGACGGACGCCGCGCTCACGGTCTCCGGAGGTTTGGGCGTCAACGCGAACGTCGTCGCCACGAATCTCATCGCTCGCGTCGACGGAAATATCGAGTCGACGGAATTGACGCCACACAAACACGGGCTCCAACTTTTCGCGCCGGGCGGGTTGAGCGAAAACGCGAGTCTCATGGCTGGTTTCGACGCGACCAAAGACTGTGGGTACATCAACGCGTCTCGCTCCGGTTCGATGCGACCTCTGTGTCTCCAGGGGCGCGGAGATTGGAGCGCGTCGGTCGGTATAGGTACAAACGCGCCGACCACATTGTTTGAAGCATTCAACGGTGCCGGAAACACCTCTTACAGCGAGGTGGCTTCGTTTCGCGTCGCAAATAACTCGGATCACAGCGC